CCAAGTGATTGGTTTTGATTTCGATTCCAAGAAACAAGCACATTTCTCTGTCGCCAATCGATGTAATACACCTGATTGTTTACCATTGAACATACATCAAAGATCACATCATCTGGAGATGAGTAGCTTAAAATTCCTGCAAAAGCAACGTCATTTACTGAAACTCCAGTAGTTCCTGCTACGATAGTAACTGTATCAGTAGAAAAGTTTCCATTAGTTACATATTCTTTCCCGTTTACAGTAATCGTGTCAGATCCTCCGTTTGCAGTATTTATAAACCCTAAAGACGCCCATGTTTGAGTTGTTTTAAGTGTATTTGCACCAACTGCAATAATAGGAGCAAATCCTACAGTCCATGAGTTTATTTTATTTGTACCACCAACAAACACCAGTGTTGGTTGTAGTTGAATTCCGTCCCACCACTCTGCAAAATAGTACTTGTGAGTCGAAATTAGTGGGTTAGAAGGGCTTATTGTAGCAGATGCGGCATACCACTTCTTTGTATCTTGTGCCACTCCTGCAACGTATTCTGGAAGGTATACTTCAAAACGATCTCCAATTGCAGTAGTTCCATCGTAGAAAATTCTGATAGGTGTTTTTGATCCTCCTGAATTTACAAACTTATCATAATCAGAGTGAATTCGATGAGCCAATGTCCAGTATTCATTTGTTTGAGTACCTACTGTCCCCTCTGCTCCAAAAAAACGAGATCCACCACGAACGCCAATAGAAGCTCCATCGGTTATAAATACATTTTGACTCCCAGCAGTAATATCCGTAGGTGCAAGGTTAGTTACATCACGGTAGTTCTTATACCCAGTAAACTGGTTAATGTATTTAATATCGAGGAATTTCATAGTAATTAGTTATTATCTAAATCGTTTTTATGGTTAAATTCATTTTTACCAAATCGGTTTTGTTGACCATATTCAACTCCGAATCTTCGCAAAGCCTGTGTCTCTTCTGTATATTCTTCTTTGTGTCGTTTTTTATAAACAGCAATTGCTGTATTTTTTTTGTCATCAATTTTTTGAACATCTCCTTTGTCTGAAACTAATTCTTCACCAAGGATTGATGCACAATAGCCACGATATACTTGGTATGTATCATATTCTAATCGAATAATGTCACTATCAAGTGTTGGACGCCATTTTGGAATACCTGTTACCGCATCGACAAAGATTTGGTTTGAAATGTACTGTATTCCGTACACAGAACCTTTTCTTGCAACTAAGTTGTCTACTCGGATTGAATCCATGTTCAATGTTCCGTTAGTAACAAACTCAATTTTAATATGATTGATTGCTGCAGGGTTGGGGGTTCCAATGGTATTCATTGTTGAACTATCAAGTTCAAAACCTAACAAGTTCCACTCTAACTGAAATTCATCAGTATCGTGAGGTGAGTTAACTGTAATTGAATAGTAGTCAGTAAGTGAACTATAAAGATTTAATGTCACTGTTTGTAGTTGTCGCAAGTTTGGAAGATAAACCCAAGTAAAAATTTTACCTACATTTAAAAATTCATGAATATCAAATGGATTAATATCAAAGTTTTCAATACCACCAATATTTCCTGAATCAGTTAAGTTGAATCGTAGTGATCCAGATCCTGAAACATAAGTAAGGTTATCAGATGCTAAGTTTACTGCATTACCAAATGAAAGCCATGTACCATCTTGAGTAATAGAGTTCATTTCGTGAACTGTATACCCATCTGTCATTTCATTATGAGTATCAGATACTTTGATGAATTTTTTACCTGACTGATACTCAATAGTAAATATGTTTTGCTCATTGTTTCGGTTACGAATACGTTGATCAAAATCCATGTTTGTCACTTGAGTAAGTGGTGTATACCAGTCCCCAACTGCTTTAGTGTTTTTTAAACGAGTCCATTGCATTATTTTATTTGTATCAAGATCATCAGGGCAAGAGTATCGATTAACTTGATCATATAAAGCATTTTCAATAGTAACTCGTCTTGATAAATCTTTAGGTTTTGTGAACGACAAAAGTTCTTCAACTCCTTGTTGAAGAGCACCATTTAGATCTCGAGAATCATCAGGACTTGCTGGTGAAATGTCTCGAAAAAGATCTAATTTTAATTGTCCGACAGTTTTTTGCATAAAGTTTATTTTTTAGTTTCTCCAATAAATTTATCAAACATTTCTTTGTTTAATATTCGTTGAGGGATTTTGTATCCAATACGTCCAAAGTTTTCAATGATTGAAAGAAACTCATGTACCGCTAGATATCCTGCAACTATTTGTGGTAACACAAGAATTTGAGTACCAATTGCTGTTTCTGTAACAGATGCAGCTGCAATGATCATTGGAAAAAGTAATAATTTTACAATTGAATCAAAGAAACGTTTTGAACTGATTTGTTCATTTTGTTTGTACGCACCGATGACACCTGTAATTGTGTCAATAATTATTAGTAATATTACAGCAACTACAATTTTAAAACCTATTGTTCCGTATGAGAACTGGAACAGTAAAATACCTAATGCTCCTAAACATTTCGCAATGAAACCACTTGCTAACGCTGAACAAGTCTCTTGTGTATATTGAATTACATGGTCAATTTTTTGCATAAATTTTTAACAGTCATAAGACTGATAGGAAAAGCCATTGCTGACTTGCCCTACAGTGTTACTACTTATTGTTTTATCATTAAGATACCTGCTGCGTTTAATGGTGCAGAACCTGAACCTGTTGTCATATACAACATTCCTGCTGTAAGACCTCCTGTTCCTGCTGCTGCGTCATCATCATATGCTGGTAAGTTACCTATTGTTATGTGTTCGTTTACATCATCAATGGTTATTTTAGTACCATTACCGCCTGATAGGTTTCCAAGTCGTAATAATCCAGTACCAATAGTATTGAATTCGATACCATTTCGGTTTGTGGAATTATCATTTATTATAGAAAACTGGTTAGAAGTAAGGTTTAACAATGTTTCAATCCCAAGTGCATCTCTTATAGATAAATCGTAACCTGTTGCCTTCAAAGAATAATCAGCCATTTCTCCTGTAGCTAGTTGAATAGTATTACCAATTACTAATTCACCAGTATTTAATATCCCACTAAAAACAAAATCTCCTGCTACATTTGTATATGTACTCCCAGAACCTCTTAATCCAAACCATAACAAGTTATCACTAATCTGATACACAAATGTATCAGTACCAAATGTAGACTGGAATTTATAATCATTATTTGAGAAGTCTAGTACATTTTGGTTTACATATGAGTATGTCCATGTCCATTCGTCTGATAGTGTGTGACCAGTGTCAGACATTTGTGCAATAATTCCATTATTAAGAAATAAAAATGGAACAGAAATTGGATAATTTGTCTCTGTTATTACACCATCTGTCCATTCTACTGTATCAGCTGTGACTACATTACCACTTAATGTACCTGATACACCTAATCCATTATCAACCGATTCGTTATTTGTGAATGGCGATGTTACTGTAACTCTTAAGTATATAACATCAATACCAAAAGATGGATAAACAATATTTGAAATACTTAAAACAGTTGCACTACCACCAGAACTACTTGTAATAGTGTCTCCTACATTAAATGTTCCACCTGTTATGGTTGAACTTTTTATTGCAAGGAAATCTTGATTCACCCCATCAATAGTTACTGTATAGGTAGTGGGTACTGTACCTGAAAATTTACCCAACAATGTCAAATCATCTAACCCACTACCTGTGAATGTTATAGGTGATTGTGCTGTGTGGTCTAGTCCAACATTAAATCCTGTATCAGACTTTTGGAATGAACTATCTGCAAAGAATGAACCTGATTGATTTATTTGTATTTGATTGTCTGAACCTGCTGGAGTACCACCACCGCTTGCATTGATAGTATAATCAACACGATTATTTGTTGGGTTGTTTACCCCTGAGATAGTTACTCCTGTACCTTCGATAAGGTTGATACCTGATTGACTTGCAATGTTTGTGCCGTCTTTAGCAAATACAATAGTTGGAACATTCGCTTGTGGTACTGAACCATTTGTCAAAATCATGTAGTCAATATCCCATTGTCGAGCTACTCCTACTGTTCCACCTGCCATAATTACTTTCAAACCTTTTACAGTTGCTGGTAGTGCTCCAAATGCTGTAATAGGAATTACTACTAATTGCCAAGTTGTCAGTAATGAACGAGATAACCCATAACTAAATAAGTTTACTGTGTTACCTACAAGAGTTCCTGCACTGTTTTCAAAACGTACATTGAGAGCTTTGTTTGCTGCTACTGCTGTACCTGTAAATCGTACCCATACAGAGAACATGGTATATTGATAAGCATCAAACGATGTAGAACGCACAAATCGTGCACCTAATCTTAAATCTGTACTTGCTTCAATATCGTTTACTCCTTGTTTAGGTGAGTTAGTACCTGCAAAGTTAATTGTACCTGTTGCTGGGCTTGCTGTATTATAAGTTGAGAATGTCCAGTTAGAAGTTGGGTCATCTAAATAGATTGATTCTGTTGCTACTGTTGGAGTAGTTGAACCTGCTTCTACTAAGATATATTGTACTGCTAATTGGTCATCAGGAATTGGTGGTGTAATAGGTGAAGCTGATGGGTCTCCTGTAATTACAGTTACTGTTCCCGCTTCATCTACTACGATAGCATCAAGTCGGTTATCTGCTGGGTCTGATGGGTCAAGAGTTACTGATGTTTGTGAAGCTGTTTTATTTCCATTAAAGAAATATTCAAGTGCTGATACATCATATACTAATCCTGTACCTGACCAAATAGCTCCTCCTGAAATCATGTATTTACCTTGTTGTGTAAAGTTTGCAGAAAATAATATATCATTACCTGTTTCAGTAACTATCATGTTCTGACCTGCACTCAAAGTAACCGCACCAGTAAGTGCGTTTAGTGATTCTACTCCTCCTCCTCCACCACCTGTTGATGTATTTGTTCGTGCCATACAATTAATTAAGAGTTATCTGATAATGTAACAATGCAATCTACTGTATCTTCTGAACGAGTTAATGAAATCCAGGTAATTAAATTTGTGTTAACTTCTGCAAGTTTTGTAGAACTAGAAACCGTAAGTGATGTGGCGTATGTACTTGCAACAGTTAAGTCTGCAAGAACAACAGTTGCATATGGATTTGTAATTGTTGATGGTGTTGTAAAATTTACTACATCTTTTGTTGTAGTAGCTTGAACACTTACTGTTCCTGTTCCAACAATTGATAATGCAACATTGCGAAAATCACCTACAAAAATAGGTTGTGATTTATTGTCAGTCCATACAATTGTATATTCTTTTATATCTCGTGGGTTCAAATTATTCCTTTGATACTGACACTAGTTCCATAAATAATGGTTCTAGTCGTTTCTCTGCTTCCCTCTTCCTAGGATGATGGAAGTGACATAAGGTAATGCCATTATTAGTCTGATAACGTAATTCGGGATAATCTCTCCAACTTAATATATGGTGAGCTTCTACCCTTCCAGAACAGTCTGGGTTGGCTAACTTACAAGTGAACTTATCACGTAGCCAGACTTCTTTTCTCCATGTAACATATGCTGAACTTCTTCTATCTTTCGAATCGTCATTAAATCTTTTTAATAAACTTCTATCTTTTATATATGCCGGATTGTTCTCTCCTCGTCTTGCAAGTGACTGTTTCATTTTTTGTTCCTCTGTTTGCCTATACCCCATATGTGATTCACTCAATCTTTTTCTTGTCTCTGGTCTACCCATTGCTTCTCTATGTATCCTTAGATGCTCTTCTGTTCGTACATATATTCCAGATGGCATATATATTTTTAAGTTAATAGGGATTAATAATATTTTGACCTCCCTAGCACTAACCCTATAAAGGGTTAGAATAGAGAAACCATTATGAAGTTGCTCGTAGAACTTGGTAAGCGATAATTGTATCGTTTCCTGGATCTCCAGAGAAAGTAACAGTGATTGCATCTGTTCCAGCTACTGCTGAAACAATTGATACGTTGTTAGTTCCATTGTCATACAATGAAACAATAACTTTATCACCTGCTACAGCACCAGTTACAGTAATAACTTCTGCAGCTGCTCCACCAACAGTTGTATAACTATCATCCAAGAACATTGTCATGAAATTAGCTTTAACTCCTGTTGCAAGCATTGCTTTTAGAACTTTACCAGATCCAATTGCAGCTACACCGGCATTTGTAATAGTAACGTCTCCTGACATTGCAACGGCAGTTGCTACGTTTGATGCGTTTCCTACCCAAATATCTCCGTTTGCGAGAGCTGGAAGACCTCCTGTTGAAGTGTCGATAACTGACCATACTGGTGAAGCTGTTGATCCGGTGTTTGAATATAGAACCCCAGTAACGGCGTTCTGAATGATTGCACCTGGAATGAATTTACCAGCAGTTGCAGTTGGTGCACCTGATGTAATTTTTACAGCGCTTTGTACAAGACCTTGCAAAGCAGTAGGCATTGTACTTGCATCTGTTAATTCAAGATCCATCAATGTCGCGTCCCAACCTACGGTTGTTACATATTGTACAGACATATTTATTTCCTTCGTAGACTTAGGCGGGGAAATGAGAAACCATAACTCATGCCCCCAACTAAGCCCACGAAGGGCATTAGGATTGATAATTAACTAGCCAATGAACAAATGATTCCACGGAATGAAACTGCTCCGTGACCGTATCGAGCACGAGCTCCCCATGTGTAGTCATCGTTGTAAACGTCAACTCCGTTGTTAGAACCAGCTGGAGTAGGGTTCATGTGAGGTTGTTCCCACACTAATTCGTACATTTGGAATCGGTTAGATCGATCTCCAAGAGCTGCTAAGAACCACCATTTGTACTTAGTAGAATCAGGTCGTCCCATAGCGTCTGTTGCCACACGTGATAGAACCAAAAGATCATATTTAGTATTAAATGTGTTGATTACATTAGGGTTAGCTTGTGTAACCAATGAAGTAGATTTCAAGATTTCTCGAGCAACACGTTCAGTGTTAGGATCTTGTTTGTTAACAATCAAGTGAGTGAAAGGCATGTAAACAGGAAGTCCGTAGTTGTCTAGGATATCTGTAACTGCCAATTTTTCAGCTGATTCAAGAGCTGTAACTGAAAGTCCTGGGTTAGTAGGAACAATGTTAGACCAAGTAGTAGTTGAGTGTGACAATGTGTGAACAGCAGAAGCACCAGCTTGTGAGTCTCCTCCTGAAACGTCAACAGTTCGTCCGTCCATGTTTACATATGATGTAGCGTTGATGAAAGTAAGGTTGTGTTGTCGGTCAAGTTCCATACGGTTAGGTACAGACATTGTAAATCGCTGAATAGCTTGTCCCATTCGGAAACGAGGAGCTACACGCATTTCGTAAGAAATGTTCAATTGAGCACCAATACGGTAAGCCTTGATTTCTTTGTAGAAACCTGTACCAAAGTTTAGACGAGTTGCGTCATCACCTTGTGGTTTATCGTGTGCATATTGATCCATATCTTGTTCTTCGATTCGTTTAACGGTTTCTCCGTCCTCTCCCATATCCATTTTGATAAAGAGAGCTTCTGATTCTGCCTTGTAAAGTTTCAAGAAGTCTAGGTAATATTTGTTAATATTATCTGACATCCCTGGAAAGGTCAGTGTATTTAACCAACTATTGTTAGGGTACATAAATAATTTATGATTAGATTAATAAAGATTATACAAGTCCTACAATGCGTCCATAAATGGTTGATGCATTGATAACACGAGTAACTAGGATTTGATCATTAGTTGAAGCAGTAACATCAACACCTCGTGGATCTGATCCATCGACGTCAACATATTCACCTACTAATGTCTGAGTTGCTGTACCAGTAATAACTGGAATAATAAACTCATCGTTAGGAGTTGCTAAAGAAAAACTAAGATCGTTTGCAACAGCATAGTCTGCTGAAGCTGAAGTAACTTGTTGATTAGAGATCCCAACAATTTTTGCTGAACCTCCAGGTACCAAGAAACCGTCTGTATCGTAGGTTAAGAATTGTCCAACTTCAAAAGCTTGAGAAGCTTTCTTTTTTGAAATTCCACCATTATTTCGATTATTGATTTGAAAAGCCATAATTTAAATATATTAAAAAACTTATAATAAAAAAATGAGAGTACCAAAAAGATACTCCCCTACGTTTTTTAGAAGTCCGTCACGACTCATTTGGGGTGGCTGTTTTTAGAAGTCGTTCCACGACTCGGGTTATAACCTCCTTGTTGGTTTTTTAGTTACAAGGATTATTAGAAACACCATCTAGAATTGATGTTCCCAAAATCACTGCAATAGTATTCTACTATTCTATTATACCATATTTGAATCATCTTCTGCAAGTTTTTCTGCATAAGGAGATTCAATTTCTGGTGCAACTTCATTAAAATAATCTGCTCGATTATCTCCAGTTGCTTTTCGTACCTCATCAAGTTTCAATAAGATATCACCAACAGTAACTTCTTCACGTCGGTATTTACCTTCCCAATTCTTTTTAGCGTATGATCGTGACATAAATTCATCATGGTATTGATTAATTGTTCCATCAACATATGCTTTAAGTCCTGCAAGGTTTTGAACAATTTTTTCAATTGCCATAGACGCATAATCAGATGGAATATTTTTTGTTGCTAATAAATTAACAATTTTAATTCCGAAGTCTGCATTAGCTTCTTCTTGTGCAGCTAGTTTAGCTGGATCTTCTTCTGTTTGATCTGCAATAAAGGTAACTTTATTTTGAGCTAACAAATCTAAAATTTCATGAGCAATTAACATTGCTTCTGTATGAATAATTTTAGTATAGTTAGGTTTTTGTGTTGTATCAGCCATATTATGCAAGGAAATCGTTACCGATAAACTCTACTGGATGTGCAAACCCAGGAAGTTGAACGTAAAATTTCATAATTACTTCTTTCGACTCAGCTTTTAATGCTACTCGTTGTAATGGTTTTCCATTGTCATCTACTGCAAAAGCTACGTCATTTCCAATTCGTCCAAGGACTCCGTGGTCTTTAATAACTTCTACTTTTTCCATGTGCACAACTGGTACTTCAATTCGCATTCGTTGATCCATAAAATCTACCAATGGAACTTCAAGTTCTTCCATATCGGTACCATTTGAAGATAAAATAAGTACAACATGAGGTTCTTTTTTAAGATTTCTTGAAGGATCGGCTTTTTCGATTGAATATTTAGGTTCTTTTTTAAAAGGATTTGTATTCAAGTCTTTGAAACCTACTACGAATTTTCCATTAAAGTTTGAAACTTTAACTGTTGAAATTTGTCGTGGATCTCGTTGACCGTACACAGATAGCGGTTCGTTAACTCCTCGTTGTTGTCCTTGTTTAATCATTTGCTGAATAATTTCCATTTGATCAGCATTAAAAGGTACATGTGTTTGAGGTGTTGTTATTGGAACAACTTTTTCTTCTATAACTTCAGCAATACTATCAAGTACAACAGGTTGTGCTGGCTCAATAGCTTCTGCTGATAATTTTGCAGCAGCTTCTGCTGCTTTTTGTGCATTTGTTTTAGGTGCCATACTGGTTTTTTAAGATTAAGCTTTTGGTAATTCTAGTCCTAATTCCTTTCGGAATGTTTCATCATCAATCTTGCTTTTTGTCTCTGCAGCTGATGGAAATTGAGGTGCTACTCCACCAGATATACCGAAACTCGGTGTTTCCATTGAAGAGATACCAATCATATTTGCTGCTAACTTAACTCGTGTTGCAATATCTTTTTCATCAGCAACTTCCATGTTTACCATGTCGTACGCTGCTTTTAGTTTTGCAGTAAGATCTGCATCTGATCCAACTGTTTGAGAAATCCAAAATTCTTTAATGGTTTCATTCTTTTTAATTTCTGCTTGAGTAACCTTTTGATTAGCTTCTTCAGCAATTCTTTTGATTTCTTCCATTTTAGTATTTAGTTCTTCTTCTTTTGAATCAACATTTTTCTTACCTTTCACAAACTCATCGAGTTTTGATTTAAGGTGAGTATCTTTCTCTGCAAGTTCTGCTTGATGTTTTGCTTCAAGCTCTGCCTTAATGGCATCAGCTGCAGCCTGTGCATCAGCTTGCGCTTTTGCAGCAACTTCCTCAGCGGTAAATACTTCGATGTCATTACCGTTGTCGTCTTGGATTATCATTGTCATATGGTTTATTTATTATAAAAGTTGATAAGGATTAAAGTCAGGATCAGGAACACTTTCTTTAACATAGGTGTTTGCCAGTTTTTCGAAGGTGTCTTTCACCGTCGCAATCCCATTGATATTCATCGCACCATTTGGATCTTGTACACTGTCTTTCGATAATTGCATGGTTAGTCGTACTTGTTTATTAATCAAGTATCTAAACCATTCCATTATGTCTTTATCAGCACACAGATCCCAGAATTTTTTAAGATATTCTGCTCGCCGCTCTTGTGGAACCGCGAGTAATGGATCATCAATATAGAATATATCTAGATTAACAAGTGCAAGATTTTCTCTTAACAATTCTTTCATTGCTTGTTCCTTGGTAATTTTTTCCGGTTCTTCAACCGGTTTTTGAATTGGTGGATCTGGTTGGGTTTCTTCATAAAATGAGAGAAACCATTTTAGGGTTTTTTTAATCATGGTTTTATTTCGCATTAGCTAATAGACTATTTGCTGGAGCTTTTGGTTTTGATGGCATCTTACTCGGTGGAGTAAACATACCATTTGCCATTTCTCCATCTACACCTGGCATTCCTCCGCCCATAGCCCCCATTAATTGAGGCATTTGATTAATTGGCACTTGTGTGAACAATTTATTTGATTGGAAACCTGAGTTTTCATCAATAAGTTTGTCTATATATTCCCAGTTAAGGTTTGGAATAACTCCTCCTCGCAATGTTTGATATTGAGAAAGTAAGTTCATTAATATTCCAAGGAGTGATTGGTTTTGACCATCTGGTTGAGAGACTACGTTCATATAAAACTTATCTTTCATCTTTGTCCACATCTCTTTCATCTTAACAGGGTTCATGTACATCTGACGTGGTGATTTTTCATTCTTAAATTCGTTTTGGAACATTTCGAATGGATCAATGTTTGGAATTTCATCAACCATGTTGAATTGAATCGGTCGCCCTGTCGCAATATCTTCGCCCATGAATGTGTCATACATTTCCATAAGTTTCTGTTCATCTTTTGAGTATTGTTTTTTCTTTACATCAAGATAGAACATTTCGTTTTGGAGTCGTAGCCAGAAGAAATCTCTTAAGAATTCGATTACACCGTCGATAGTAATACCAAGTTTTTTAAGGTTTTCTTTTTTCTGATCCACATACTGTGTAGCAGTAGTGTTTTGGTTGTTTGCTCCTTCCAGAGAGCGTGAAACTGATGTCTCATCTATGGAGTTCATGATCATCTCGTAAAATGAGAAGTCAGATTGAGTTAATTGACCATTTGGGTTTAGTACTGATAGATCATCGGCTTTCAAATCTGGAATAACCACTGATGGATCCCAAATATTTGCTGGCATTACCTTATCAGAGTTGTTACCAATTGATGGAAATGCTGAGTATCGGAATTTATGTGTTGCAATTCGTAAGAATTCGTTTGCAACTTCTTCCTTAACTTCATTTTTTGTTGGAATTCCTTTTGCGTATGCAAAGAATGGAATTCGTTCGTTGTTTCCTTTCACAATTGTATATTCTCCACTTGGTGAGAAGTAAGTAAGAGGAAATCCTACTGCTTTCCCATCTTTTTCTTCAACAGGATACATCATTACTCCGTTAATCATCCATTGGCATTCGTTCCATACCTTATTTTGGTAGATTACTACTTCGGTATAATCTTTTGCTGGTTGTTGTAACCAGTAATCTCCCCAAAGACCGTCAGTGTTAACTGGTACAGTCCATGTAGGTGTCTTTGGAACGTTAGCCCATCGTGGGAACTTACCAAAAATCTGTTCAACTTGTGCTGTAGGCATGTGAATTACTACAAAACAGAAGTCTTGTTTAGATAATTCAGGCTCAAGAATGTTCGCCAAGAATACTGCAGTGTTTGGAATACCAATTACTTCGCAATATTCATCCGCCACGTCAGTAATAGTATTAAACTTCTGATTGAATGGCTCATTTGCATTTCCTCTAATAGGGACTTTTTTAATATTATACTTTTTGGTTCGCTGTTCCATTACAAAAACGTTACCTTGTGATACGTTTGTACGTACAAAATCCGCAAATTTCTTTTTAAATCCTTCCTTTTTCAATGATTTTTTAATTAATGAGGTACAGAAAGTAGCCCAGTCTTTCATTTCTGGGTCTTCTGCGTCGTACGCTTCGAGTTGAGGCATAAGATTCATATCCATAATTAATTGCTGGATAGTATTATCTTTCTCATGAGTAGTTCCTGTTACTAACCGACTATCAGAAGGGTTCTTCTTTGGTGGGTTATACGCCATGTCCTGCTGTCGATTCGTCAGGTAGTATTGTGCGTAGGTCTTGTCGTTGAACTCTTGATGAGTTTGTTCACGAATATTGTAAGACATAGTTAACTTATTAATCATGTCGTTACGATATTTTATTTCGATAGCAGAATAATCGGGAGCTGATGCGCCGCGTTTTCCTTCATCATATAAACTTTTGTGTTGTACAGGATCCATATAGATTTAATATTAACATTATACCATTTTTTTTATAATCTTTGCAAGCGGTTTTTTAAATACCCCATGGATCAAACTTCTTTGTCTCATTCATTCGTAATTGTTTCTTTGCATTTTCACTCGTCATACCACTTTTATCTCCATTCAAATCAAAGAATGCTCGCATGTACAACGCATCAGTGTAGTCTGTAGAACGTCCACCCATCGCATCTTTCATTTCCGACTTTCCAATGATCTTGAGTTTTCGTTCGTCCGTTACTTCCTCAACTTTCCACAATTGTAATTCGTGAATAATCTTCTTCTTCACGTCTTCACGACAATCCGGTATCTTTACTTTTCCTAGTTTTATTAAATGCGACATCTCGTAAATGCACTGTGTACGCAAATTCGCATAGAATGCTCGCTTCATCTCATCATACTTCGCATCCTTGTCCGCAAGTGGACTTGATCCTCCTAAGAAAGCACGAATCCCTGGCAACATCGCCGGTAAGTACGCACCCTCTCCAACCGCATCCGCGATTATGTTTCGCTTCGATATTGATTCCTGTCTCGCATATAACTCGATCAACTGCATCAGTGTACTGTGATCCGTTCGTGGAATATTAATCACCTTCGTAACGACGTACCCACGCCATATCATAATCACCGCCTCATCTTTCCCCATAAACGCTGGGTCAATCGTGATATATCCGTCATGACTCTCTTCGCCCTCTCCTTGAAATATTGTTAATATTTCATCAAACGATAATAACGAAGTTCCATCATCGTCGTACTCCCATTCTCCATATTCCAAACGCTGTCGCTGAATTTTATCCTTCAAACTCGCCAACTGCTCACCGTACACTTCTCTCGTATACTCGTTGTCCTGAAACTTCGCCTGAATAAATGCGTGATCAGCCTGCAATCGTCCCTCTTTCCACGGTAAATAAAAGTCATAATACAGCCAGTTCTTTTTTGGGTTGCAGGTAATTAAAATCTTCGGTGAAATCTGATCCGACATGTGACGTCCGATACGCGATTTCAAGATTTCAAATGCAGCAGAGTCAACCTCTCCCGCTTCTTCAATCCATCCACCAGAAAACTCCAATGACCCAAATCGTTCAAACAATGGATCGGTTGGTGACGACTTCAAATCCAGTAAATCAATACGACTTCCATTCTCAAACTGGATATAGTTATACTGCCCGTTGATTTTCATAATATCATCAAAGATGACATCGTGGTCTTTGCATACTTTATGCATCGATGGGATGACGGACATCATGATTCGCTTTAATTCCGATCGTCCAATAAACCATTTAGATCCTGGGTATGATAAACACATTGCCAACAACCATGAACACCCTAAATACGTCTTACCACCTCCTGCAGCACCACCAAAAACCACATACTTTGTGGTTTTATCTAACAGTTTCTCCCATGCAAGCGCCTGTTTCGGTTGTGGATTAATAGTAATCATGGTTTTTTAATTACGATTACTCGTCGTCCTGATTAGGTTTAGGCATATTAATAGTAATTGGAATACTTCCTAGTTGTTTTCCATTAGAAGTAGTATCAAGTTCTGATTTGTCTTTCCATCCGTGGTTATTTTTAAGATTAAAGATAGACGCAATAGGATTTGCTTTACCTGTTAACATCTTTCTCACGATCCAGTCCTCACATCGTAGTTTTGCTTCCACGATCATAGCCACCATTTCTGGTGGTTTTGGGTGAATATTTTTATCTTTACCCCAATTATTCAACACTTCTCGTGTTGTTCCAAGGTGAAGACACAAACCTGTAATAGTATACGGTTCATTTTCTTCATCACATTTATCAAAGTATGATTGAAGTAAAGTTTGCAATTCCTCAGGACTACTCCACTTATCAGGACGTCCATCACGGTTTTGTTTTCGTTTTTCAATTTCTTCTTTTGATGCTTTTTTTGACATATACTAACATTATACCATTTTTTTTATAGATTATGCAATACCCTTTTTGTTTTTGAGATATTTTTGGAAGTCTTTATAGTGATATCACTTGCATTTTGAGTTGAAATATTTTTAGAAAACCGAAAAAATATGTTCGAGATATTGCATGGGTGGGGTGTTTAATGATTGAAACATATTTGTGTATTTGTCAATGTTCTTTAAATGATTATGTGCCCTTTTTATGTCAGATCTTTTATATTCTTCTCGGCACCTCTACGCGTTTCAAAAAATGGTACCCGTACCCCCTCCCCCCTCGTATATTTTTATACGCTTTACATAATAAAAAATATGTTGCATATTTTTTTATACACTTGCATGCTATGCCTTGCCTACATACAGGAGTACAATCATACATGCCTTGCGTTGCATTATCTATTCTATGCCTTGACGTTGCTATGCCTTGACGTTGCTATGCCTTGACGTTGCTATGCCTTGACGTTGCTATGCCTTGACGTTGCTATGCCTTGACG